GATTCACACCTCATCCTCCTACTACGAATATTATAGGAACGCATTAGATGAAGCTTCCACACAGACACAAGTGCTACACTTGTGAGTTAGACAATTCTTTTTTACTATATAAAGAGGACGTTACTTTATATATTTATACAGACATGAATTGAACAAATAATCTGTCCTTCTACTTATACTCCCACAGGGAAATAAATTTCAAAAGAGTCGCAATGACGCGAACTTCTTTTAAAGTTCTCACACAATTCATCAAAGGTTGGAAATGTGCTTTCCTCAACCCAAAGATCCCAATGTAGATCTTTGATGAGTTTCTTCAACATTAATGATTTTTCCTCAAATACTTCTTTACCATAAAAGAAATACTCTCGAAGTGCAGTGGATATAACAGATATACCCTGTGCTTCTTCAGTAACAGATTTAGATCTATTCCAAACCATTAACATCTTTTCTATTGAATTATGATCCAAAGGTGCAACCATGCACCCTAGACTTTCTTCAAATCTCCATGTTCTTTTCAAAAAAGAAGCATCTTTTATATTAATAAAAGGAACACTTTTAGCTTCTTTATCTGCCATAGTGTAACCTATACCTAAACTAGCAAAAGTTTCAGCTATAGCAGTATGATTAAACCAATTGGCTCTAGGTTTAACTGACATTATATTATCATCACCATAAGTCATAAGACTAACATCCTCTTTAAAATCAATCAAACTATGATCAGGATGTTTTAAATAATATACATATCTAACACGTAAACTATTGACAATACCGTTCAATATCACTGTTAATGGGTTACCAGATGGATTTGAACCATACAATTGTATTAGATCACCATTATAATCAACCAATGCAAACGCAGTATCTTCAGCTATACAACGTATTATTTGTATATCTTCATCTGTATAATTACCTGATATTTTACAAAAGAATATAATAATATCGAAAGCTGTCAAAATTTCTTTTGGGGTCATTTTCTTATCAAACATTTCATAATCACCAGCAACAATATTATCTTCACCATTTTTTGTGATATAATCATACATTTCCTGCCATTCTACTGATTGAGCTATTGTGCCTGGAGCAGCCTCAAAAGCTAAACGTTCGTTTTGTAATAAACGTGTAAATGACAATAAATATTTTCTTACTACTATAGTCCAATCGAATGGGGCACCAGTAAAAACACGTGTCTTTCCTACACTAGCTTTTTTAAATGAAACTGGTTCATCTTTGAGATGAGCACAAAAATTTGGATGTGCTTGTTCATTTGATTTATATTTGTTAATAATTTCATCAACTCTATCCATGATTTCATCATTAACTTTTACAGGATCCAACATACCATGTACTGGTGGTATTGTTTCCATAAAAAATTTCTTACTCATTTTCCATGGATTACCAGCACTTGTATTACGATTTATTTTATCAATATATGCAACTTGTGCTCCATTTATAGCAGTAAAATCATCAAGTACATGTAACATAGATGAAATTTTAGTTTCATCAATATTTTCTAGTACATCTTGAATGTAACCTTGTGCACATAATTCTAAAATTCCTGTGTCAAGTGTGTTTATTGGTTTCACAAGGTCTTTGGCTGCTATATGCCAAGGTGCCCAAGATTTCATTTCGGGTTTCGTAAATTTAGTTTCATAACCCTGTTTCTCGAGGAAATTATTCATAGGTGTGTTTACCACACTTGAACCACTTTTCCCTCTAAAATCAGTAAATGAGCCATATACATTTACACTACCCTCAGGTAAATATCTAAATACTGATTTCTTATGTAGGTCGGTAACAGGTCTTTGTTTACTTTTACTTGATACCATGGAAAAATCTCCAGCAGCTACATTAAAGCTAGTTAAACTATTGTATACTTCTTCAATGAAAACACCATCTAAATGAGTGGCATAAATTTCTCCTTTAACCATTTCATTGGCTAAAAAATGGAGACCTACTATACAGTAACCATAAGCACTATTTATGAGAAGGGGCATGCCACAATCTCCACTTTGGGTAGATTCATCACTCTTACCCAACCATACAGCATGTTTTGCTTCTATATTAATATCTTTATAAGTAAACTTACGTTCAGGTAATAGTTGAATTTTCTTAACTGGATTTAAAGTCACATTACCGTTCTCTGCACGATTTATATACATCCCGTTAAAGATACCATTTGCCTTACCTTTCTGTATATATTGTACTATTTTCTTTTTTGGTGGCAATGATCTAAGGGTTAAGAAACACAAATCATGGTAAGGTACTCTTTGCACATCACATTCACTTATGCAAAAATCACTATTAGAATTTACCCCTTTTGAATGAGTAAAAACTACATTGATATGGCCTCCTTCGCTCAAATCAGGAACATTATGATTATTTGTTAGGTAAATATGACCACCCAAAGCAACCATTCTACCTCTGTTTATCTTATTTGTCTTATCACTCTTGATTTTGATGTGGCAAACATTTTCAGATATCTTAGAACAAAATTGTGTGAAATCCACGCTTTTAGAAGAAGAACTTTCACGCGAGAAATTTGCAACTGAAACATCTAAGGTATTATTATACCATACATTTTCACGACCATTAATCTCAGCTAAAGGTCTTTTTCCTATATCAGCTGAAACATCACCTTGTGGAGTCAATTTATTGTACATCTTATAAAAAGTCACAAATGAAGTTATAGCGATAGTCAAGGCTAAGAATATTCTAGGTTGTTTTAATTCTTCTTTCATTCTTTCACCCATTCTAGTCCATGTATTGACATCAATGTATCTGTTCAATAATTCTCTTTGTTTAATTTGGTACAGGTAAATATTGTGTTTCAAACTGGTATAGTATGAAATGAATAATCGAATTTTTTGTACCTCTGGTCTTGAGTTAATAAAAGCCCATATCACAGAAAAAATAGTCAAACAGCACATGAAACCCATAACAAAATAACCAATATTTTCAATTTTATCAGTATACCCTTGCGGTCTAAGCTGACATAGTGTGTCTGGTAAATTGCAACAAAGGCATAATTCTGTATCTAACATCAATTTGTTACAATTTTCGACACGAACTTGATCTTCATTAAATCTGACTATAGCCGTATGGTACCACTGTAATAATTCTCTTATGTCAGCATTCTCTAAGACAGTTTCGATTTTAGCATAGTGTTTACCTTGATCAATAGGTGTAGGTCTCACTAATTCCACTTTAAAGAACCACAAATCAGGATAAGGTTGATCAGTAGGTACTTTTTCTGAATCTAACATATTTCTTTCATTAAGAAATTCTTTTTTAACAGTTGGAGTAATAATGTAAGGGAATCTTCTTTGTATAGCTGATGGGCAAGAAAAGTAATGATAAGCATTTAAGTTCTTAACATTTGTTGTTGCGATAACTAGTTTACCACGAAAAGGAGTTGTGCCTTTCATCTCTAATGAAGCTTGATCTGGGCAAAAAGCCTGATTATTCATTGTTTGTATAACTACATTTAGAGAACCAGGGTCACCCAATTCAGGTGATTCATTGGCAATATCGTCCAGAATAACTGTATGTTGAGATGTCAAAAAACCATCCCAATATTTTGCAGCTGGATTCACTGTATATCTAAATTCTGCACCGGAAGGTAATTTTTCATGCTTAGCAAAGAAAGTGGCCATCATACTCGTGATGGTAGTTTTTCCTATACCAGAATCACCAAATATTAATAAACCAAATGGTGCTTTACGATTTTGTCTTGCAGCAGATTTTGTATTTAAATCATCACGCATCATCAACATATCATTCAATGTGCATTTTACAATATTCACATCTGATTTATCTAATCGAAATGAATGTTTACTAATATTTTGTAGTTTTTCTATCACGGTATCAAGACGATTACGATAGTCTGACTCAGTGAAACCATTAGCTTCAGGATTGTGCAATTGTTGATTTTGACGTGTTAATAATCTACATTCTTCATATAAATCTTTGTATGTTCCTCCAGAATGGAATAAACAACCTATATCTTGAGTGACATAAACTTGGTATCCTCTTTCTAGAATAAATAATATCGTATCACAAAGAACGTAAATAAAATCTGTTTTCTTGTAGAATTTCTTTTTAAGAGTAACTTCTTCTAATTTAGAATACCCAAGGGATTCAAATGTAATTCCAATTTTTTCAAATACAGACATAGTCATTAAATATGTACAACATTTATACAATTTCAAGACAATTGGACTTTCATTAATATTTTTATAAGAATTCAAGAAACTACGCGATGTTTCAAAGAAATCACCTTGTACACTTAATCCTGAGAATATATTCTTAATATAAGGAAATAATCGTTTAAATAATAATTTACCAGAAGATTCATTATAACGACTTTTAAAGAAAACACGAACTGCCAAAGAAATAGTTTCAAAGAATGTCATGTTTTCAACTTTCATTGTAGCCATTTGAACAAATGTGATTATATCATCAACCAATTTTGGAATATAGTCAGGATCCAAATCTTTAATCTGGTTATATATACGACGGTCCAACATTCTCATCATGTGTGTGCGATAGAATTTTTCATATGCACTTTGATCGGAACTATCTGTTTGTACTTTACAATTTTTAAATTTTTTACTTTGACGTTTTTTATTTTTTTTTGAGTTTTTATATTTATTATTACATATATATAAAGTGCGGTTGATAGTTTTAATAAATTTTGATCGTGTCACGAAATGTTTGCTCATAGGTACAACATCATCAAATATATTACAAAAGTGATGTGGTCTACAGATATAAGGTTTTCGATCATAATCATAATAATCAAAATCATTACTGACATTTGATTCCCATGAGATAGTTCTAGTGCGTTTACCTCGTGGCGAATAAGAATTAAAATGACCATAAAAATGGGAGGAAACTTCAGAGAAGTTTCCGTAAATATCATCAGAACATTCTGATGCTTCAATTACGCATTCATAATTGGAAAAAGGTTTTTCACAAAAACAATATTCCCAATTTGTTTTTTCATAAATTTTTTGGTGATGAAGTAAAGCACCTTGCTTAATTTCATCAATAAGGTCTTGGGGTTAACACGCAATTTTGTGATATTGCGATTTTGCATAAGTGTTTTGTGGGGTTTCCACTCTGCTGTTAGCAGCGGCATAAATTTGATTTAGATTAATATTTTGAGACATTGTTAAGATCGTTGTTATTATTGATTGTATTTCAGTTTTTTAAGCCACTGTTGTTTCTCCCGCAGATGGATATCCAGGCTTAACGTCCTGGCAGACGACACTCTCGACTTTTACGAAGTGTGATGATGATAAAATATAATAAAAATATAATATAACGCATGCTGGTGATGAATCAGCACATATACAGGGAGCTTAGCGTGAGTCACAACTGTGACTGAGAGGCATTCAAACAAAAGTTTTCAGCTTTGAGTTAGTGTATATATAATATAGTTAATAGGGA